CTCGCAAGCCACGGGTCTTAAAGCCACCCGGCAAATTCGACAAGGATCCTGCATCAACCAGCTGGCGGATAATGGAAGTACCAGATTTAGCATAAGCACCGATAAGATGGATAAGACCAAAACAGTAGAAACCAAAACCCGGAATATATCCGTAGTGAATAATGTGCTTACGTTTTTGATAAGTTTCATCGCCTTCCTTCCAGTTTCTACGAATAGATAATACTTTTCCACTCGTTTTTTCAATGGTAATTACGTAAGGCAATGCCATGCCAGTTTGTTGACCTTCGTCATCTTCATGCTCAAACCCAGCTAAATCCAAGTTTGTTTGCATTTCCAAGATCTTAAAGCGGTCATCTGTAGTTGCTCTAAAGCCTAATTTTTCAGCAATTTTCTTTTCTACTTCATCTAAAGTATTAGATGGTGTACCTAAATCAATGTCTCTATAAAAGCCAGATAACATTAATCGGTTCATTTCATGTTCAGTCTTACGCATAACGTGCGTTACACGCTGGGCTGATTCTAGATCTGGAGCGCCATAAGGAACAACGATATCTTCAGCTGGAACGTACAAGGAAACCTGACGTTTCAAAATAGGATCTTCGTATACTTTCTTAAAAGCATTACCTGCTAATCCTAATCCCCAAAGCATACGCTCTGTTTCAGGGCGATATTCAGTCATTACTTCAGTTAATTCAAAGTTCATATCTGCTTGAACACGTTCAGCAGCTTCTTTTTTCTCTTGGGTTTCTTTACCAATGATTAGGGTTTTTACTGGGCCCATTGCTGGAAAAATACTCATCATTGTTTCAGCTTGGAACTTAACTAAAGCTTCAGCCAAAAGAGGATGGTAGACACCACAAGCGCCTTCCCAAGGTTCAGAACGTTCTTCAATTTTTAAACCTAAGAGTTCTAAGCCATCTACATAGGTTTGGATCCAATCTTTGCGAGCCATAACGTCTTCGTCAAACTCTTCGATTAAGTCCATACCAATTTGGAGTAATTCGCTTTCGGAAATGTATTCAGCTAAGTTGTCACCAAAGCCTTCTTCGCCTTCTTCTTCGCCAGCTTCAAGCACTACTTCCAACCCATCTTTACCAATGGTCACCTCATCAGGGTTTACAATTTCTATCTCTAATGGGGACTCTTCCTCACCCAGAGATTCAATCCCTTTAGGGGCTTGGTATAGTGCTTTATCAATTGCCATACATTATCCTTAGTAATATGCCGTTTTTTTCTTTGGCACATAATCATCCCAATCATCAGATTTTAATCTGATAAAGCCGCCTTTTCTAAATCTAATCAGTGCTTGGGACGCTGAGTCCACTAAGTCATCATGATCTGAATTCGGAAATGCTGCCATTTCTTCTACAACTTCTTCCGCCCATCTTGTTCTCGGGGCCCATACTTTACCGGAAGCAAATATATCTGATACTGAGTTTACACGCATGATCTTATCATTACCTCGTGTAGGAGTAAACTCTTGCACCGGAATACCCATTTGTCGTAGTTCATAAACTAATGGTGCGCCTGATGCTTTTGCTTCGATTATGCATGAATCTGGGGTCCATTCTCTGTATTGGTCTAAAGCACATGCCTTCAATTCTGGGAATTCCATCCGTCTTTTGAAAGCGTTCAATAAGATTATATTCGCATCTTGTGGGTTTTCGTTTAAATAAAATACACCCCACGTGGTACAGGCTGAGTAGTCGCTCCGCTCGTTTTTAGTAAAGGCAGTATCCCAAGATTGAATAATGAATTCGCATGGTGGAGCTTGATCTCCCTCCCACTCCCTCCACCATTCTCTTTTTATAATTGCCCCTTGTTCTGATGTCGGTTGCTGTTGATACTGGGCTTGCCACTTGTTTAATGGCAATTCCCTTCGCAAAGCGCAAAGTTCTTCGTAGCTCCAAAATTCGGGCCATAGTGGTTTTTCGCTCGGCAAAATTGCAGGAAAGTCGATGACTTCCCACTCATCGCCATCCCGTTCCAAAGCGGCTTTTAAAATTTTTCCGGTTAAATCTCGTAGGCTCCAACGAGTCATAACAATCACAATCGCCCCGCCCGGCTGGAGACGCTGGCGTGGACCAGAGGTGTACCATTCATAAACCTTATCAAATACTGCCGGATCACTTGCCGCTAAAGCTGCTTCTTGTTCCGAATGCGGGTCATCAATGATAACAAGATCACCACCTTTACCAGTAACTGTACCACCCACACCAATAGCAAAATACTCGCCATTGCCGTTAGTGGACCAACGCCCAGCCGCTTTAGAGTCAGAGCGTAATCTGACATTAGGGAATATTTTTCCATATTGCTCGCTATCTACTAAGTTACGTACCTTACGACCAAACCCTACTGCAAGTTCGGCAGTGTTAGAACATTGGATAATCTTCTTCTTGGGAAACTTACCAAGAAACCATGCTGGCAGCATATAAGATGCAAACTCAGATTTTGTATGTCGAGGAGGCATATTAATAATAAGCCTTTTCAATTTCCCATTGGCAATGTCCTCAAATTTTTGCGCCATGACTTTGTGGTGTCGTCCGTCAATAAATCCGGGCCACATAGAATGTACAAAGTCTAAAAAGTTGTTTTGCCCCTTCTCCATCTTCTGAGAGTCAATAAGCTCACCAGCGGCCTTGAGAATTTCGGCTTGATCTTCAGGAGGAAGCTGTTTAATGATTTCTTCAAGATTCATGCATATACCCTTAAACCCTTCGGTCTTACTGTACGGGGTTGATTTGGAAGACGGACACAATGCCCTTCCTGCACCAACCTAGAAATAATGCGTTGAATATTCCCTCGACCCTTGCGATTTGATATTAACAAGATATCGTCAATGCTCGGCCCGTAACCATAGTCTTTCCAGAAATCATGGATAACGTTATAAATATCTCGTTGAGTAGGAGTCATTTGTTTTCTACAATCATATTTTGAGGATGAAACTTGCCATGTCCAACAAAAGACTGGATGACTTGATGAGTGACATGTTTTTTTTCACCGCAGTTGCAACAAATGTACACAGATTGAGGTGGATAGCTTAAAAGCTGAAATCCCGAGTCATGCCAGCAATGGTTTTCGCAAGTCATCCTATCCTCACTACATTAGGAAAATGTTCTTTTTGAAGCTGATCTTCTGTTTTATTATCCATTGGGTAGTTTTGATGTAAACCTTTATAACCACCGCACCATTGGCAATTATCTACTTCTTCATCAGGGACTGGCCCTGCTTTTAAAGGATTAACACCATTACACCACATATGATGTGTTTTCATTTACCGCAATCCTCCATCCCTGCACCCCAGTTGTATTCAGTGCCAGCACCAGTATTCTTTGGGGTACTTCCTGCACCTTCTCCAGCTACCCAATGAACACCACGAGTTTTTAACCCACTGGGGAAGGACGCACAGGCCCAAGCATCTCGCATTTGTTTCATCGCTTCTAACTCATTCTGTAGTCTACCGATCTGGGCATCGGCCCATTGTACTTTTTCAGTGACCATCTCTAACCAAACCTCATAGGGTTGCTCAAAATTTTTCATATATTTTTTTCACCTTTTTTGTTTAAAAACATGACGGGGGGGTTTCTATAATTTGCCATTTTGTTCAATATATTAAACAAATAACAGGGGGGTATGACTGTCCATATGGACACTTATTTTTTTTCTTCAATAGAATCAACGACATCCGATGGGGGGTTTGTGGATTGGTCAATTTCTTGTGATTGGTTGTGGAGATTATTATGCATAGATGGCTGACGATCAGGCGGCTCATTTAGGGCGGTGGGGGGTATGGCGGGTTCGTCCGTGAAATTTTCACTGGGGGCGGGGGTCGCTTTCAATTCATCGAGCAGGCTTTCCCCTGATTCTGAATACTCAACCTCAATAGAGTTGCGCTTCATTGCATCTTGAATAGTCTTGAGTAGTGATGCCTTAGCGTCCGAGCTTGTGCTTATCGTTGTCACTTCCTTCCTATCAAGGAACAGTCCAACCTCTGCGGACTTGCCCAGCAACTCCAATGATCTGATGCGTGATGCTGGAGGATTGTCCTCATTCAATGCGTGTTGGGTTAGCTGATGCAATACGAGTGCCTTCAAACGATCTGCTTTAAGATATTCCATAGCCTCATTAGCCAGTCTCAGAGCAGTGATCTCCTGATCTATTCCCTTATGCTTTGCCAACTTACTTCCGGCATTGCCGACTTGTTTAGGTTTCATCTTAGATTTATATACCTTCCTATATGCGTCTGCCTTAGTAGCTCCCATTGCCACCTCTTTAGCAAACTGTCTCTGTTTATGTGTTAATGATCTCTTTCCCTTAGTGATACCTAGTATCCTATCTATTGGGATGTTATCTAGTCCTTCCTTGATCTCTGCTCTACTGAGCTTCAGCTTAGACACGGGCTTTTTATTTTCTTCAGTCATATATCTATCTAATCTAATGCTTATAAATGGGGTACAAGGTGAGAACATATTACACCAAGGGAACGGGCTTCACAACAATTAACTGTATATCTAACCAGTACTGTATATAAAACCACTAGGGAAAGTCCTATATAAATATTTATACAAAATAGCAATAAAGTGCTTGACAACCAATAAACACGGGGAATATAGTTCAACACATGGAAGCAAAAAACCATTTTAATGTC